TGACTGCGGCTAATCTGCTGTCAGGAAAGACCGTGCTTGGCGTGGAAGGTGCGCTGACTCTCCCGGTCATTTCTCAGGACGCAACGACAAAGGTTTTGAGCATCGCCTGACGGGGGTGACTCATGGCAAAAAATATTTCCTTGATGGGGGCATCGTATTCCGATGTCCCCGCTGTTGTATTGCCGCAAATAGGCGGCGGCACAGCCCGCTTTGATGATGCAAGCGTGACCACAGCAACCGCTTCAGATGTGGCAGAGGGTAAGGTTTTTATTGCGGCAGATGGTACTATCACCACAGGCACGGGGACGGGTGGCGGCGGTGCTGTCATTGAACCGCTTTCCGTGACAGCTAACGGCACATACACTGCACCGAGTGGGGTTGACGGCTATAGCCCCGTGACCGTTGCTGTTCCACAGCCGTCCGGGACTATATCCATCACGCAGAACGGCACTGTGGATGTGACCAGTTATGCAAGCGCAGAGGTCAATGTGTCTGGTGGTGGCGGCGAACCTGTAACAGAAAAACAGATCAATTTCATCGACTACGATGGAACTATTCTCCACAGCTACACTGCATCCGAGTGGGCAAGTGTTACCGCATTGCCGTCAAATCCTTCCCATACGGGGTTGACCGCACAGGGGTGGAACTGGACGAAAGCGGAGATTGATGCACAGCTTACGGCTGTTCCTGACGGAGATATCTTTGTCGGGCAGATGTATGTGACAGATGACGGAAAGACACGGCTGTATTGCCACTTTGAAGAGGGCAGACTGCATCCGTATCTTGGCATTGGTCTGAATGGCACAGTCGTGGTGGATTGGGGAGATGGGTCTGCCACAAGTACACTGACAGGAACTTCCTTAACAACGGCAAAGGTCGCAGACCATGTGTATGCAAGCGGCGGCGATTACATGATAACGCTGTCGGTGTCAAGTGGAAGCGCACAGATTATTGGGACTACAAATACAACGTATCTACTGCGTAAGGCAAATAACACCACACAAAATATTCACCGAGTATACAGCAGTGCCTTGGTTAAAGTCGAACTTGGTACAGGTATAAATATCGGCGATCATGCCTTCTACTATTGTGTGTCCCTTGCAAGCATTACGATACCGAGTGGGGTGACAAGCATTGGCACTTATGCGTTTCAGTATTGCTATGCTCTTGCAAATGTCACAATACCAAGTGGGGTTACAAGCATTGTCAATTATACGTTTTCCAACTGTTCGTCCCTTGCAAGCATTACGATACCAAATGGAGTGACAAGCATTGGCAGTTATGCGTTTCAGTATTGCTATGCTCTTTCAAGTATTACGATACCAAATGGAGTGACAAGCATTGACAGTTATGCGTTTCAGAGTTGCTATTCCCTTGCAAGCATTACGATTCCAAGCGGAGTGGCAAGAATTGGCAATTATGCGTTTCAGAGTTGCTATTCCCTTGCAAGCATTACGATTCCAAGCGGAGTGACAAGCATCGGCACTTATGCGTTTAGCACCGATTATGGACTTGGGGAAATTCACTTTAAGCCTACTACGCCGCCCACATGTGCTAATTCCAACGCATGGAAAAGCCTTCAGACAGACTGCATCATCTACGTTCCCACAGGGTCGCTCAGTGCATACACATCAGCGGCAAACTATCCTTCCTCGTCCACCTATACCTATGTCGAGGAGTGAGCGCAATGACTATACAAGCGCAAATACTCTCGCTGATTAATGCGGAGCGGCAGAAGGTCGGTGCTTGTGCGCTTTCCGCAAGGGATGACATAGCACAGGCATCAGAACTCAGGGCAAAGGAAGCGTCTGTTCTATGGAGTCATACAAGACCAAACGGAACGCAGTATTTCACAGCAAACGATTCCATCTATGGCGAAAACCTTTCCAGAGGATATAAGACAGCTTCTGAAATTGTCAGAGCATGGATGCGGAGCGATATCCACAGGGAAGTCATGCTTGATAGTCGGTACAAAGGGGCAAGTATTGGGGCGTTCAGCGATGGATGCCTTTTTGTGAGCCTCGAACTTACACTTTGACATCACAGGGGGGACGTATGGAAATCATCTCATTTATTTCGGCGCACTGGCTTGAGTGGTTTTTCACGGCTGTGCTTGCCGTATTGAGTTGGCTGTTCAAGCTGATGCGTGACCAACTCCGACAGGAGCAAGACCGTAACAAAGCGATTGCGGAAGGGGTGCAGTCCCTTCTCCGTGAATCAATCATTAATAACTACAACCGTTATTCTGACCGTGGGTATTGCCCCATATACGCCAAGGAAAGCGTTAAACGGGTGTACAAGGCATACCATGACGGGTTAGGCGGTAACGATGTGGCAAGCGAACTGTATCAAAAACTGCTGAAAATGCCTGAAGAAAGAGAGGGGAAAGATGAAAATTCCTGACGCTGTGTACGATATTTTAAAATGGATCGGTCTGATTGTTCTTCCTGCCTGTGCGTGGTTCGTGGGTCGTGTTGCCCCGGCGTGGGGGTGGGAGAACGTGGATGCAATCGTCATCACCCTGAATTCATTGGGAACGCTTATCGGCGTTCTGATCGGTGTCAGCACCCTTAATTATTACAAGGACGGGGGCGCAGAATGACCAACTACGAACGAGGCAAACAGCTTCTCCACGGCGGCTATACGGCGTATACGCCTGATTTAAAGTCACGGGCAGTAAAAGCTAAGAGGTACGGCAAAGAACCCCGTGTGGGGGCTATAATCGAATACTATGTAGCTTCTAAGGGGCGCATCGGTCATACAGGTATCGTGGTTGACTGCGAATTCCGAAACGGTGCGTGGGATTTCCACACGGTCGAAGGGAACAGCGGGAATGAGGTGCGAATCGTTCACCACAATCTGACCCCGGCGCAGATCGGCGGCGGCAACCACGTTGACGGATTTGTGTACCCTGATTTCTGCGCCGAAACCTGTAGTGCTGAACAGTTCATAGCTATTGCCCGTTCACAGGTGGGATACCGGGAAAAGAACAGCAACCGTGATCTGGAATCCTTCCGCACCGACCATGACGGTGGCGGCAACTACACCAAGTTCGGCGCATGGGCAAAATCCTGTGGGTGGGGCTACAACCCGGCTGAGTGGTGCGCCATGTTTGTGAGTTGGTGCGCTTACATGGGCTGTGTGTCCGCACATGACTATGCACCCGGATGGTTCAAAGACGGGGATGCATGGTTATACCGCAAGAAGGGCGGCGAATATGCCCATGATGAATGGGTGTTTGATGGCGGTCGGTGGTACGTTTTTGATAATTCCGGGCATATGATCCGGGGGTGGTTCAAGGATTCCACGGGTGACTGGTATTATCTTGCCGGGGATGGTGGTATGTGTGCTTCTCAGTGGGTCGCAGATGATAAGGGCAGAATGTACTATCTGACCTCATCCGGGGCAATGGCACGGACAGCATATATCAGAGAGCCGCGACCTGACAAAGCGGGACAGCACTTCTATTACTTTGTCGATGAACGTGGGGAATGGCAAAAGCAGTATGATACATACTTCCCACATTTAGAGATTTATGAAGAAGCGATCTAATGAAAAGCCGGGGGCTATATGCTCCCGGTCTTTTTTTATTGCTTGTTTTTTAGTTTGTCGCTTGTTTTCTGTGTCGGTTGTTCTTGTGGTTTGCTTGTTGGTTCTGGTAGCTTATTACGGCTTTGTATTTAGACTTTATTTCGGCTTCTTTTTCAGGATGCCCTAAAATGCATGTCCACATGTCTATTGCCGCAGGGCATTTATTCAGAAAGTTACCAAGAGACACACCGAAATGTTCTTTGCAGTATTTGTCAGCAAGTATTTCAGTCAATCTTTGTTTGCTTCTGTACGGATAATGTATTTCGGCTGTGTTATAAAGCACTGCTTTCGTACGTTTCGCCCCGTCAATTGCTCTTAATTCTTCCAAGCGCAATTCTTGAAGAAAGTCTATTGGCATCTGTTTCAGTACCGTTGTATAAAACCGTGCGCCCTTGTCAAAGTCTTCTTGCATAGGCTTGTTATCGTGGTAGTGTCCTTTTAATGCGTTCAGATGTTCTCCAATTCGCTTTGCAATATTCACGGAAGAACCGATATAGATTTTCCCTGTGTCAGTGTTTTCTATCTGATATATTCCCGCACCTTCATACATAATTTTGTTTTCTGTCATTTATTCCCCTTCCTGTTTAAATTCAATGATGTCACCCGGCTGAAGCTGAAGAACAGCACACAGCTTTTCAAGCGTCTTGGTGCCGATCATATCGCCTGTCCGTAACGCCTGTAATGCGCTTTCGTTGATAATCCTTCCCTGTCTGATTCGGTATGTGGTGTACCCCCTGTCTTGTAATGCCTGTATCACATCTATCTTATAAGTAAGCATTGGTTCAATACCCCCTTTCTTACCTTCCATTATACATGGAAAATAATTCATTGTAAACATGGAAAAAGATGTATATTCTGCTTGACATACACGGTAAACAGAGTATAATAATAAGTGTAAGGGAGAGATACACAGACCGCCCGGTTGCCGGGGCGTAGAGTTCGGCAACAGCGACCCGGAGCGGCTGAAGACTCCGGGGGCAACGCCAACGCTGACACCTGACAATCTACCTATTAAAAGGGGGTAAAGATATGAAAGCAGTCAATATGAAAAACTACCGCTTCGGGAAACACGCCAACCTTCAGTATATCGGCTTTGGGATTCTGGACGAAGCAACCAACACCTTCGCATCCTTTGACGGAAAGAACCCCTACGTTCTTCCGATCAAGAAAACAATTCAGTCCTGTATAGACGCAGGTTGGACAGACTCCCTTAAGTGGGTCAAGTACACAGCATAAACCCTCACAGGCGGGGCGAAAGCCCCGCAGAAAGGATGAATATCATGAAGTACACACTTTCTTCCACGGGAATTGACAACTACTTATATGAAGTACTCCATTACCTCATGGAGCGTCACGGGGTAGATGCGGCATACAGAATGATCTCCCCTCTTCAGTGGTATCTGAATACAGGCAGGGGAAGTGTCCAGTTTCTGCACAAGATGCTGAATACAAAGGCTTTCGTCATCGCAAGGATTCTTGCCAAAGGCGGCTCGGATGCCGAAATCATGGATGCCATAAAACGCAGGGTCGGAGCGGCATCATAGAAAACATCTATTGTACATTCCTGTCAGTAATTGACCCGGTTCGCCGGGTCTTTTTGTGTCACGAAAATGTCACGAAGGGCGGCGGGTGGACGAAAATGTCACAAGAAAAACCACCTAAAACCATCCAAAACAGGCTACTTTGTGCGCCCCCTTTCCTTAATTTCATGATACCAATAATTTGCGTAAATTCAAGTTACATAAAAAATTTTTTCACTAAAGTAATTGACTTTCTTTTGCATAAATGGTAATATCATCTGCGTAAGCGAAATTACGCAAACGCAAACAGCACAACAAAGAAAGGGGGTAAGCAGATGTTTGATAAGAAGAAGTTTAAAGCGGCTGTTCTGTATGCTGATAAGACATATCAGGACGTTGCTGATGCGCTTGATATGCACATCAACACGCTTTACAGACGGATTCAGACGGGAGAATTTACAAGAAGCGAGATCAACACGCTTATAAATTTCCTGCATCTGGACACGGCAGACGATATTTTTTTTATCAACGAAATTACGCATACGTAAACAGAAGGGAGAACTACCATCCTGTTTAATACCGCAGGTCTTGCGGAATGGATGGAGAAGCACATTGAAAACCAAATGAAGGGATTACAGAGAACATGACGAAACTTGAAAAAGAGTTGCGGCGGCGTGAAGAACGCCGAATCAACAGCATAAACAAGGCAGAAAGCGATCTTGCTGAAGATGCGCTCCGGGTCTTGTGGAACGTGGTGCTTGTCTTAATCGGCATCGTTATTGGTTTGATGCTTTCTGCAAGCCGCTCACAAGCCGCAGAAACCGTTTCGATACCGCCACGGGCTGAATATGTCGGGGTGATACCTACAGAGGCACAGAACGCCGCACAGCCGCCCACAGGGGTAAACGAAACGCCGCTTGCGTCTATGCCTGACGCTGAAATGGTCGAGGCAATCGGCACAAGGTGGGAGTGGTTGGGACGGTGGAAAACAACGGGATACTGCAAGGGAGCTTGCTGTAATGGTCGCAACGCCGGGAGAACGGCAAGCGGCGCACCCATGACACCCGGGAGAACGGTTGCGGTTGGCGGTCTTCCATTCGGTACAGTTCTCCGGGTGAACGGTCAGGAATACGTTGTCGAAGACCGTGGGACGCCATACGGTCACATTGATTTTTTGTATCCCGATCATAAAACGGCATTACGCCACGGGGTGCAGTATCTCGAAGTTTATATCAAGAAGGGAGAATGGCTATGGAACTTGCAGTGATGTTTGTACCGTTCATCTTGGCGATGGGTCTTTACTGTTCTAATGATCCGCTGACCCGGCGGTTCATGGATGACTTGACCCGGGGTGATGAGGATGCCTGATAGCTACGCCCGTCCCAATTCGGGATTCTGGAAGGAATGGCAAATTGTCATTCTTGCGACCAAATACACACTAAGTCGTTACCGGGAGCATTGTATCAGCTTCACCACCAACGAGGAATTGCGGACGGAAGCGAAACGAGCGAAAAAGTACCGCGACAAAGACAAGCCAACAAAAAAGGCGGTTCCAACTGCGCCAACAGTCAAGACCGCC